GGAATCTTGCACCCAGTCCGGGAAGGACCATTGCATTACGCAGTCCCTCAATAAAGAGGAGAGGCTCTTCCTGTTTCAGGTTACCTCCGTCAGCAACTGTGGTCACACTCTGCCCGCTGTTTGCACGGACAAGAGGTTTATACCTCAGCAATGAAGGCATAAGGAAAGTTGCCTTTCCGCCCTTCTGCCTCTGGAGTCCAAGCTCTTTGTACTCCCTTTCCCCTTCCTGGTGCATCTCAAGTTCAAATCCGGTAAGGCTTCCCTCTGATGCTTCAAGGATTGCTTTCCGCAGTGAATACCTGCGGATGTCTTTCTTGTCCTGCTCTGAAAGGATTTCACCACGGGTGGCAGCTTCCATTGCAAGTACTTCTTCCTGCTCAACCGCAGTGGTAAGATCGTTCTCCACCTTGACCAGGGCAGCACGCTTTTCTGACCATGCGGTACGTTCTTCATCAGAGAGACTCGGCTTCTCGGCTAACGGTTTAAGTTCCTCGAGAAGCTTTGCCCTCTGCTGTCTGAGTTCAATACTTCGTTTTTTCATCTCTGTGTTTGTATTAATTTGGTATTTAAACAATTAGCCACTAAAGGCCGATTTCTTTCTTTCTCAAAAACATTATCCTCTCATCAGCATCCACATCCCTCAGGATCTTCCGCACCTTGTCAGGATCAGTCTCCTTAATCTCGAGGTCCTTTGCCCTAAGCAGATCCAGCACATCAACCACACGCATTTCCTCAATCTCGGAGATCCGCTTGATATTACCCAGCTCCCTCCATGCATACATCAGCGCAGCCAGGGTCTGTTCCCTGAGCGCCTTCATCCGCATCAGTTGCCGCTTCGTGGCATCAGGGTTTGCAGGTATGTTGACAATAGAATATTCCAGCAGCTCCTGCCCGGCGAAGTAGTAGGTATTCTCAACAGCGCCGTCCTCGTTCTTGTCTTCTTTATTGAGTCCTTCGCCCTTCTCTATGAATCCCACTGATGTGGTGCTCAGGCTCCCAAACAGGATCTTGCGGAAGATCTTCTCAGCAAGAGGGTTGATGTCAGCCGGTTCAAACTCCGGCGTACCTACCAGCGCACGCATGCCATTGATATCCACAACAGCGATGTCCGTATCCCTGCCTATGATCTGGTCAGGATCAGGACCGTTACACATATCCCCGTACAGGTTATGCATGTAACCCACAACAGGGTTCTTGCGGTAGTTATCCAGGTCCCAGTTGTCCTGGTTCAGCACGGTGCCGTACCGGTCCCTGGTAGGAGTGGAGAGGATAAACGGGATCCGCCTGCTCTCAGCAGCATCAGGCGGTATCTCCCTTACCTCGCCAAATCGTAGTTCCTTATTCTTCGGCATCTTCGTCAGATTTTGGTTTGATATCTTCATCAGGATCAGCTGGAGGTTTCGGCTCCGCAGACTTGCCTGTTATGTTTGCAGGATTAAGGGGCTCATCCAGTCCCGGGAGAGGAGACCTGTTCTCTTCTTCCCTCGCCTCGTTACGGGTAATGATACCCAGCGGCACAAGAGCCTGGTAGTATGCAGCACGGGTTTTGGTATCACCCCTCAGCATGCCGTCAAGTATGTACTTGATATCCGGCTTCTCCGTGCCATCCATCGGGGCAAGCTTTGTCTCAAGCTCAACCTCCTGGCGTTTCAGCAGAGACCGGAGAGAATACTTCACAAACTGGATATCCTGGTGCTCGATGTTTGAGAAGGTTGCCCGGCTCAGATCACCTATGATGTGCGGCGGTACGTTGAAGAACCTGGCAATATCCTGGAGCTGGAATGTCCGCGAGGAAACAAACTGAGCTTGCTCCGGCGAGATCCCGATGTCCTTATACTTGATCCCGTACTCGAGCAGCGGGATATCATGATCAGTGTATGAGTTGATCCTCTTATTGAACTTCTTCCACTCAGGGTCATCCAGCTGCTTGTCTGTCTCCATCACAGCCTTATAGTTGCCACCCTTCCCAAAGAACCTTGCCCCGTAGTTCTCAGCAGCCAGTCCCAGTCCTATTGCTTCCCTTGCCTTATCCAGGGGAGAGATCCCCACTATCCCGTTCCTCGAGAGCATCTTATAATGGATCACATCCGTAGAGTGGAAGGTCCCCTTCATCTCAATCACCCGGTCATCAATGATGTAATACACATCGCCCTTATATAGCTTGACCTCAGTTGACTCCCACGATACAGGGATAAGCTTGATAGGATACCCGTTGCCGTTACGGATGATGACAGCCACGGCGTTGCCCTTCAGTTGCATATTGGCATTCATCAGCTCTGTGAAAGAGAAGTTGTTCATGTAGCCGTTCGGCTCATGCAGGAGCTGGTAGATAGGACCGTCAGACAGATCAATGATCTTGCCTGACTTATCCCTGGTAGTAACGCCGATAGGAAGTGATGCCGGGATCTCCGAGAGGATACGCACACATGCGTACACCGCACTGAGTTTGAGAGCTGAGTCTGCGGTGACCGTCACACCTGACTCAGACTTGATGGCATCCATGAACTTATAGTCTGAAGTCGGCATCGTATAAACATTAAAGAACGATCTGACTGCAGCCTTGAATGCTGTCCTGATTGACGGACGATTGTTTACCTTTTCATTGCGCATTAATGCCTGGTGAATAAATGGTCATGGCAATAATACGCGAACAATCAGCGAAACAACTGTAGAAAAGTTATCGAACTATTAAACAGAAACGCATTATGATAATGCTATAGCAAGGGATATTTCACCCCACCCACGGTGGCTGTTTCTGAGGGTTTGAGAAAGGTTCTGAAATTCCCTGTTCCCCCGTTATCAACAGAATTTGTGTTGAAAAGTCAATCCTCAGCTACCCACTTGAGGTCAACCTGATCATGGTACTTGAGCTCCGAAAACACTGACGGGTCAGGCAGAGTGACAACAACTTTATGCTGAACTCCTCTGAAGTAGTATTTATCCCCGCGCCTCATGTAGTATTCAAACTTATTGCTGTATAGCAATGTTGCTTCACGAAGCACACTGACATTGAGTGGAATAGTTTCAAGCTTAATATCCCTCTCCTTCCATGCTGTATTCACAGGCTTTGCCAGCTCTGCATTCTCATTGAAGTTAATATGGAGCTTCGCCCCGTTGATATTAGTTGCCATCTCAATAGTTTTTTGCAAGTTACTTATTTCTTATTCATTGAAGCCCTGAAGCTCTCGTAATCAATATACCGGTACATCCCCATTACCGACCTGAAGTGCTCATTCATCCGGTTGAACACCTCCTCCCTGGTCACTGCCGGATCCTCAGCACGCGCACGCTGCAGCTCCTCCCAGAAAAGTTCCACACAACCAGACCGGCTCAGCATCCTGATAGCCCTTTCGTCAACTTCCTTTTGCATAGTCAAAACATTTTTACCGACCTGAGATCATGGTCCTTATACATAATATTGCTCGTATCACCCGTCACCGCCATCCATCCCCCGATGGCAGTAATCGCAGCCACAATACCGTCAATCTTCTCGGCGCTCCGTTTTTTGTCCGGGCGTATATTTTCGTTTGTATCCTGGAGAATGACCACGTTTCTCATGTTCCATCTCATCACCGGGTTGCCCATGTGATCCAGCACCCCTGATATCACCATCCTCTGAAACTCCTTAGTCGGCGGGCTCATGTTTTTCAGGCTTTGAGCGTACTGGTTCATCTTGCTTGCCGGGAAGCCCAGCTTCTGAATATTCTGAATGACCCCGTGATGCATCATGTACGGGTCATAGGAGAGGAGCTGCACATTGTAGTCCTTCAGGATCTTCATCACATCATCACTCATCTGGTCAACATCAATGATGCCACCCTCGGTCACCGTGATCAGCTTGCGGCTCACCCAGTCACGGTAATCAACCCGGTCCTCCTTCTCCCTGATCTTATCCTCCGGGATCCAGAAGAAAGCCTTGATGACCGAGTGCCCCTTCACATCCGGGAAGAACAGCACCAGGGCGGTAAGGTCAACGTGCGATGCCAGGTCAATGCCAGCCCAGCACTCTTTCCTTTTCAGGTCATCATCAGTGATCCCATGCTGGCAAGCCATCCATTTCTCGTCAGGGATCCACACCTCCGGCGCATCAACCCAAATATTCAGGTTCTTCGTTTTGAATGATACCTCCTTTGCCGGGTCATTGAGAGCACCCTGAAACTCACTCTCGAACCTCTCCGGTATCACACTCACTCCCCAGTTCGGGTTTGCTTTCTTCCACACCTTCGGATCTCGCCAGTCATCTGTCTCGTCAATAGTATAGATCACCCCGAAGGTATCCGGCTGGAACTTGATCCCCTTCAGGATATCAATCACCAGGTTGCGGTAGTTGAAGCACGGCAGGTTCTTATCCCTTCCCGAGGTTGTGATGATCCAGAACAGCGGCTGCTTCCTGTTTACCGATGCAGCCTGCAGATTCTCAAATACCTCGAAGTTAGGCCATACATGCAGCTCATCCAGTACAGCCCCCGAGGGGTTGATGCCTTCCATGCTCTCACTGTCCCTGCCCAGCGGTTCCATCTTTGAGGCGGTCTCCATCACGCTCACGTTCTTTGTCAGTACCCTTGCTCTTTTCGCCAGGGGAGGAGACTTCTCAATCATCTGCTTCGCTTTGTCAAAGCATAGCCGAGCCTGTTTCTCGATGGTTGCTGCCATGTACACCTCAGCTTCATTCTCCCCGTCAAACCACAGCAGGTAGTTACCGATCACAGCTGACCAGGTTGTTTTCCCGTTCTTCTTCGGGATCTCTATGTATGCATAATTGAACCGCCTCGTCCCGTCCTTCTTATGCCAGCCGAAGATGATATACATGATTGCCTCCTGCCAGGGCTCAGGATCGAATGGCACCCATGTTCTCTTGTCAGGCGAGTGGCGGAGCAGCTTCCCGAAGGCAAGCACCTTGCCAGCAGCCTTCTTGTCAAAGTACCATCCCTGCTCAGGAGCATTGCGCAGATCCTTGACATGCCGCTCGAATGTCAGCCTGGTAGTAGCTGATACCAGGATCTCGCCTGACATTACCCCGTCAATATATTTCTCAGCTCCGCGGCTCATCAGTTATGTATAAACGGTACTATCCCTGGTATATAAGTCATGAGCAATCCATGATCAGTACAGTAAGCAGCGCACTCCTCGCAGTACATCCCGTCAGCCACCTCCTTGTCATGCTTGAATCCTACAGCCTTCGCCACATCAGCCCTCACCACGAAGGCACCCATATCAATCCTCCCTACCTTCAGTTGGCTGGTATGAACGGTATAATTGAAGTAGCTGTGCAGAGTGTTGTAGTAGATCATTCCCACGCCCGGCTTCATGTGCTGCTGGATCAGCTTCACATATGTCGGGATGTAGTAGTTGTCATCATTGGTGATCAGGATATAATCCGATGCGTCCGCCTCAATCCTCTCAAGCATGGATCTCCTGTTCGGGTGACCCCACTTGCCGTTCACAGCCGAGGTCTCGCTGAAATGTATTTTGTTCCGTCTGCTCATGAAGTCCCATATTACGTGCGGAGCCGGACCGTCATGAATCACATGCAGCTCCCACCGGTCATCTGTCTGGTTAAGGAAAGAGTCAACCGCAATCCTCAGCGGCACGATCCGCTGGTAGGCAACCATGATTACCTTCAGAGTTCCCATCCCGGCTTTATTTCAGGGCGACCCATCTGTTTCATCTTACGCCTGGTAGCACCAAAGTCATGAAGGACATATTCTGTCCTGGTGCCGATCAGCCTGCCGTCGTGAGCATGGTCAAAGGCTCTGAGCCCGTCGAAGTGTTTAATCAGATATCCCTGCTTTAAATCATGGATCTGCACGGCTGCCTTGTACCAGGGAGCACCGTGATGCACAAATGGCTGATACTTATGGAACATCTCCCTATTGATCAGGGCAAAGAATGGATGCAGGTAGCGGATGGGCTCCCGGTGATGCTTGAATGCCAGGTAGTCATACCCGTCACGCCCCACATCAGTAATACATCCTACTCCATAGGTATTGTCATCCATTGCCTTGAGCATCCCAGGCAAAGGGTCCTTCAGGATCTCGGTATCAGAATCCATGATCAGGACATAGGGAGTCACAGCCTTGCTGATCCCGAAGTTCAGCCCCTTGCCGTGCCCTATGTTGTTTCGGAAGTAGTAAACCTCATTGATATCGGACTTCAGCTTTTGGATACCCTTATAGCATTGCGATCCGATATCGGAGTTGTCAATAATGATCAGCTTCATCGTGGGATGAAACCTTCTGAATGCTTCATACATTCGGACAAAATACCCCAAGGTGTTACAGGTGACCGTAACGGCAGTAACGTTAGATTTATTCATTTGTAACTATTTCTGATAATTCACAGTATCTGCAAATAATATTGCCCTTCTTTATTAAGCCCCTTAAAGAATCTCTGTCCAAATGGTCATAATGAGTAGTGAAGAGATTCCCTATTTTATGCTTTAACCCATAGTCCATGCAACAGATATAAACATCTCCATTCGGAAGGACTACATTATGATCAAACTTATCTCCAGTTATACTGCACCTGATCTCTCCTTTCTTCTCTTCTGTTTCAAACAAGCTGCCAGCCCTTGACCATATCTCAGAAACATTGTGCTTTATGATCTTATCAATATTTAACTTCTCACCATCCCATTTCTTTGAATATAAGATAGTTTGATAATCCCTTGCCATCTCGATAAATAACAGGTAGTCACGATGAAACAGAAATTCAGAAAAGCCCGAAAAGTCAATATGAACATCCTTCGGCACGTTCTCCAGTATCATCTTGAAGTCATCCACGCTCATCACTTTAGTTCCTTTATAAGTAGACAGAAGCAAGTCCTGAGGACAATAACCACATCTAAAAGGGCAGCCTATATATGTTGTGATCTCCAGTGTTCTCATCTTGCCATGTATGGATATATTTTTAACCACTCAATCAATGCATCATGGTCAGTATCATTGACATCAGTAAACTGCTTTTGAAATTCAGCTTCCTTTCTATGAAACAAATCACCGCCCGTTTCGAGGCATCTCCTGATATTCGCCTCGTTATTTACATCAGGCGTATTGACCTGCTGCTCTGAAAAAGAATGCAGCTTTGTTTTAATTCTTTCAGATCCCCCCATAAATGAATAATGCCAGCCTCCATTTGGGATTACATTGACCTGACTCCCTCGCATGTTCCTCACTGCCTGCGGTGTATCAATCAGTCTCTTCCTGATACTAACCGTGCCCTGCCATAACTGATTCTGAAGACAGTTGACATAGTAATAGTACAACCGTTGCTGATAAACAGCAAAGTCACTCATGCTTAAAGCAGTTGGATTCGGGATCTCATCCACATCAGAGATTAGAATTAAATCATCATCCGATGCTTTGCTCAATCCCTGCATTATCTGATTCCTTTGATAAAACTCATTCTCCCATGCGCTCGAAAATGGAAGATCTTCCAAGAAGATATAGTTTATGTCATAAGACATAAATTCAGGGTGCTGATCGAATACTCTCTTCCGCTTCAATCCAGTAAATGTCTGCCCCGCCTCAACAACAACAAACTTATCTACTATGTCTTTGAGTGTCATTATCCTAAGCAATAGTAACTCATACTCATCGGAAAACATACAGCAATCGAAGATCATAGATCTGGAGTTATTAAGTGAGTAGCTTTATATCCTTCGGTCTTAACAAGTTCATTGTATAGATCATGGTTGGTCTTCCCTGGTCTCGGAGTAGAGTAGTGCCACTGGTGAAAGACATACGGCTCCGGCGGGATCTCTATAGTCAGACCCAGCTGCCTCACCTGGTGAAGCAGGAAGTTGTCCTCAAAGTCCTTTCCGTCTTTGAACCTCTCGTCAAAGCCATTGATGCGTCTCAGGTTGTCAGCAGTGATGGCAGCGCAAAAGTGATATCCCACCGGTCGGTACCTGGGATGATTGTACCAGGCACTATCTCCGTCGTGGCTGGCACCCCTGGGATACATCTCGATCGGCGGGAGCGTGTCATCTTTTGAAAGGGAGTAGCACGGAAAGGAGATGTAATTCTTGTCCGTCAGGTTATGCTCAGCATAGCCGATGATGTCACCGGCATGGTAGCACTCGGCATTCTGAATAATGATGATGTCTGCCTTCCGTCGGAGTGCAGCCTCAAAGCCGTAGTTGTACGGGATACCGGAGTTGACCCACTCCTTCTCTTTCAGTGATATCACCTCAAGCGGGAAGTTATTATTGAGATCCATGCGCTCAAGCAGGGTCCCGCCGTCCTCTACAACCACCATCTCGTAGTCATCCCGGTAGTAGTTGTTCAGGGATCTGACCGTTGCCAGCAGCTGGGGCAGCCTCTTGAAGTACGTTGCAACAATGACTATCTTCATTTCATCAGTCTGTTTTTACCGCTTGCGCTTGCATTGGCGGTGCGGTAGTAATGCTGTTCATCTTCCGGGAGAAGGTTGAAGTCTGTGTAATACCAGGAGTAATGCCTGGCAGTGTATGGTCTATTGATCCTGATAGCCTTATGCGTATGCTCTCTGATAAACTCATGGTATAGCGCAAAGGTGGTATCAACATCAGCCTCGAAAAAGAGATCATCGAGCGGACGCATCCAATACTTGGACTCAATCTCATAGATAGCCTGCTTCTCCGATCCCTCGGGAATGTCATTGATCTCAAGGGAGAGCCCGCACTTGGCAGCCCAGGGATGACAATCCAAGCCCAGATTCATCACTTTAAGGAAGTCGTCAGGTACTCCACTCATATCTAGGTCAGGATCTGTGATGATGAACCTTTCATTCGGCAGTTTGATCAGCCCATGCCACATGACAGTATGACCGTAATTCTTCGGCATCTGAATGATCTCACATGGCTTGCTCTGGTAGTATTCCAGGAGCGGAGCATAGTCTGAGGCATTGTCAATGATGACCGGCTCAAGATTGTGCTCCAGGCACCAGGTCACCATGTCCCTCAGGTATGTCAGACGGTTAAAGTTTATGATGAATGCTTTCATCCTCTTAGTTTTTAGTTAACATCCGTATCAAAAAATCACTGGTCGCCAGCCCCACAACACTGCCGGTCATGGCTCCCACAGAGTAGATAACCCGGTCAGCAGTGGTCCCGAAGGCAACCTTTTTCACATTGAAGCTCCACACGAAGCTCACCAGGAAGGCAGCGACCACCACTCCTGAGTACATTGCCCGGCTCAAGAAGACAGT